CCGCGCGAGCCCGAGGCAGTCGCAGCCCACGCCCTTTAGGCTGGCCTGGTCGTGGTAGGGCGTGCCGAGCCACGCGTGCGCCGCGGCGATGACCCTATCTGGGTCGGCCGGCGTCACAACACGCCTCCGTCGTGGCCACCGTCCTTGGTCGCGTAGCGCAAGATGGTGTCCTGGCCGGGGATGTGCGGGAAGCCGCGGAAATTGGCGGTGTTGGCGAACTTGGCGCCGCAGGTCTCGATCCGCTTGTCGCAGCCCGCACGGATGGTGAAGCCGTCACCCTCGGCGATGGGGCGTACCGGCGCCTCGAGCAGGTTCAGGATCGCGATGCCGTCGGTCACGTCGTGGCCCAGCACTTCCGCGCGACGCCCCGCGTTGGAGCCGCTGGTCCATTCGATCGTGCCGAAGGTGAACCAACCGGCCTCAAAGTCGCCAAGGCCAGAGGCGGTGAAGGCCCGGTCGCGCAGCATGTCGATCACCGCGCCGGTGCCCTTGTAGGTCGGGTCCTCCAGATCTACCCCGCAGCGCCCATCGCCGAGAGCTGCGTCGCAGGTCGCCTGGAACGTCCGCCCCACCGTCTGGCCCAGCACATGCGCCAACGAGCGCACCTCGGCGACGAAGGCCAGCCGCCCGCGCCGGATCTGGCCGATGGCGCCCCGGCGCATCAGCACGCGCTGGCCGGCGTCAGCCCAGTTCACGCGCCAGACCTCGACCTCCGCGTTGTCCCAGCGCCCATCGAGGATGTCGGTCTCGGTGATCCGGTCCGAGGTCAGCACGCCCTCGGCGTCCTGCGCATCGACCGACAGGTCCGAGCCCGAGCGAACCTCGGACGCGGTCAGACCGCTCTCGGGCTCGAACTCCGTGCCGTCGAAGCTGAGCGTCCGGTCGTGATCGGTGAAGCCGAAGGTGACGCCGTCGGCCCGCGTAATCCGCCAGCACCACGCGAGCGTGGTCGTGCCCTCGTCGAGATGGGCCTGCAGCGCGGCCGAGACGGATTTCATCGGCAGGTTCCCGTCATGCGGTCGTCGAGATCGGCGATCCAAATCGCCCAATCCGGCGGCAAAGCGGCAACTGTGTCGGCAGGCGGCCGGACGAGCCGCGCCTCGGCATAGGAAGTGCAGCCGGCATCGGAAAACGGGGGACGGGTCGCGCAACCGCTAAGAAGCAGGCTTGCGGCCATGATTTTGATGATATCCATAGTGCCTCTCCGCAGCTTTGCGCACGGCCACCGCGTCGGCTTTTGATCGAAAGCTCCCCAGCAAGTGGCGGCGCCCTTTCGCAGGGTGGATATACGCCCACCAGCGGCGCTTCTCCCTGTTCCAGCTCACGCCAACGACGCCCGAGCTGTTGCTGCGCGATATCGCAGTGTTTCGCGCATTCTGCGCTGAATCGGTAGGGCGCAGGTTCCGCCATCGATTGTCACTGCGCCGGCCGTTGACGTGGTCGATCTGCGCCTCTGGCCATTGCCCGGTCATGATCGCGAACGCCACTTGATGGGCGTACACATGAGCACCGAAAACACGGCCAGCGATGTATCCGTGTTCGCGACGACCGAATGCCGGCCGACCTTCGTACTTGGCGTTCCAGATCCTGCAGACCCACGCCGGGTCGCGTTTGCAATGTGTGAAATTCACTGGCCGCCGCGCCTTCCATGTCAGCTGGCCGGTATCAGGATCGTAGTGAATGAGGTCACGAAGAAGAGCCGGCTCAATTCGTGGCGCCTTTTTGCTGAGATCGCTCATCACCAGTTCCCATCGTTGCGGCGCAGCCGGTCAGCGGGATCGCCAGCGCCGCGGCCATCGCGGACCGCGTCGCGACCCCGCTCGACGCGCTTGCTCTTGTCTTCCATCGCATCGCGTTCGGCCTCCAGTTTGCCCGCGCGCTTCCCTTCGACGCGGCCCCAGAGCCGGCCGAGGACCAAGCCCCCGACCGCGCCGATCGCCGCCACCAGCCAGATCAGAAGATCAGCCATCGCCGCGGAACCCGCGCTCGATCCGGTCGCGCAGGCCGATCAGGCCGAGCCCGAGGAACATCAGCCCTGCGGGCGAGGCATCGCCTGAGCCGGCCAGCAGCGCGACGAGACGGGACAGCTCGCCGAGCGAACCTGTGGCAGGCAGCGCGAGAGACGCGATGCCGGTGAGCATGGCGAGCAGACCCGCCCACCAGGTCATGGAGTTGGGTCGGACGTAGCGCATGGGGATCAGGCCCTCCGGATCAGGGTGGAGACGAAAGCGGCCAGCCGGGCGAACCAGCCGGTCGGCGTGTCGGATTCAGCGTCGCGGACGGGCGGCCGCGGCGTCGGCGGTCGGCGTAGCAGGGCCAGCGCCTCATCCTCGGTCAGGCGACGGATCGGCCGGGAGAAGTCGACGCGGCCCGTGCGATCCACGGACCAGACCGGGATCGTGCCGCCAGGATAGCGGCCGTGCCGGAACAGGTCGCGCTCAGCCTCCCGGCGCGGGATGATCGCGGCCGGGCGGCGCCAGTTCAGAAACGCGTCGGTGGCCGCAACGCGATTTCCGGCATTGAGGTGCCGGGTCAGCGCAGCCTTGGCGATGCCGCCGGTGTTGTAGTGGAACGAGACCAGCGCATCGAGTTCGTGCGGCGACAGCGGCACCTTCACGGCCCGCTGAACGGCGGCCTCGTAGCGCGCGAGGTCGGCCCGGAAGACCCGGAACGCCTCGCGGATCCCGGCGTCCAGATCGGCGGGCATGCCGCGTGGCATGGTGGCGGGATCGGGCGAGCCGGCCGCGGCCGTGTGGCCGATGCCGAAGGTCCAGACCTGTTTCACATCGAGATAGGGCCCGGGCACGAGTCCTTCGTGCCGGACGAGGGCCAGCAGGCCCCGGTCGGTCATGTGCATGGGATTACCGGAGAAGCGAGAGGATCAGGATCAGCGCCGCGACGGCGAGGCCGATGCGCAGACGGTGGGTAAAGGCCGCTCGAGGGTCTGCCGGGTCGCAGCGGAGGGCGCGCGCGAGGCGAACGAGCTCATTCATCGCCGTCGCCCTGCTTGGCGCGGCGCAGGCGGGCGAGCAGCATCTCTATGAAGGCCGGGCCGAAGACGCCCACGAGATAGGCGGCCGACCCGGCAGCACCGCCCGCCGGGATCGCCTCCATCGGCAGGCCCATCCAACTCGTGATGACTGCCATCGACAGGCTGCCCATGCCCGCGGCGATCAGGCCGCCGAGCAGGATGTGCCGCAGCGCGTCGCGCAGGTGCATCTTCGTGGTCAGCGCGTTGGTCGCGCCGCCGAGCGCGCCCCAGGCGGCGAGGATCACGGCCGTCGAGGCCGCGAGTTCGCGCAGCACGGCCGCAATGAAGCTGCCGGAATCGTTCATCTCCGGATCTCCACGAGCGGAATGGAGGTAATGGATCCGAGCCGCTCCACGTCGAGCGTCACGTCGAGCACATCGGTGTCGAAGCGGACCGGCACGTCGAACTCGAAGCCCGCGGTGATCCCGACGCCAGCACCCGGCGCAGCGCTGAAGGTGACGACGCCGGTGGCGGTGTCGACCGACCAGCCGGAGGGCTGCTCGACGGCAGACAGCGCGATGCGCACGGTTCCGATCACCGGCTTCGCGACGGCGCGCGTCCAGGATTGCGCGCCGGAGGCGTAGCGCTTCACCAGCTGGAAGGCGGTCGTCGTGCCGTCGCCGGTGCCGATCGTCTGGTCGGTCGGCGAAGGTGTGCCAGATGGAAGGCAGGACTTGTGGTCGCCCCAGTCCTTGAAACGGAAGCCGTAGAGCCTGCCGTTGCGCGCCTCGAAGAAGGCGACGACCGCCGCCAGATCGTCCGCGCGGCGGATGCCGTAGGCGACATCGTAGCGGCGGCGCGAGTTGGCCCAACTGGCGTTCCTCTCCTCGTCGCCCGAGGCGAGCTCGACGATCTGGGTGCGCCGCTCCGGCCCGCCGCGCGCGCCGCGGCTGATGTTGTCGGGAAACCGGACCTCGTGGAACGCCATCACATGCCTCTCCGGCCCATGGCCACGGCGCGCGAGATGTCGGCCGCGACTTGCGTCCGCGACTGGCGGAAGCTCTCGGCATCGCGGGTCTGGATCGAGATGTTGACGACCGGGGCGGCCTCTCGGTCACGGCGGGGGCCGTCGTGGTCGCGCACCTCCCGACGCGACAGCACCCGCTCGCCGCGCTGCAGGATCGCCGGCACCTCGTCAGGGCGAAGCCCCAGCGTGCCGCCGGAATGCATCCGCGGGGCCGCCGCGAAGGCCGCGGCCGGGACCATGCGCCCGGGCGCCGGTGCGCCGACGACACCGCCGGCATGGAGGACGCTGGCGAAGAGCCCGCCGGCACCCCCGAGCGCACCGCCGAGCGCACCCGCGATCGGCCCCAGGATGAAGCGCCGGGCGGCGAGCTGCGCGAGATCGGCGATGAGGGAGGTGACAAGATCGCGGACCTTCAGCTTGCCGGTCTTCACGAACTCGCCCACCGCGTTCTCGGCCGACCGGAAGGCGCCGACGAGGCTCTGGCCGATATCGCCGCCGATCTCGCGGGCCCTGGTGGCGTAGTCCGACAGCGCCGCCGTGACCGCCTGCCAGCCGGTGACGGCCCGCTCGGTGCTTGGCGCGGCGGCGGAAGCGGCCGCCCCGGCCGCGGCACCGGCCTCGCTGGCCGCCTGTCCCGCCGCGCCGAGTGCCGCCTCGAAGCGGTCGGCCGAGTCCGCGGCCGTCTCGAGCGCCGCCGCGCCGTCCGAGCCCGCGCCCGCCACGGCGTCCTTCAGCGCCTGCCAGGCGGTCATCGGGCGGGCGGCGGCCTCCGACAGCATCCCGGCCGCCTCGGCATAGCCGGCGGCACGGCCGCGCGCATCCGCAGCCATGCCCCCGAAGAGGTCCGGCGCCTCGACATAGGTGCGGCCCATGGCGGCGTGGAAGGCGTCGCCCGCGGCATCGCCGACCGCCGACGCCGCGCCCGCGAAGGGGTTCTCGACCCCGCCCAGCTCGACCGGATCCAGCGTGCCGATAGAGAGGCCGCCCTCGCCGGTCGCCCAGTCGGGCAGATTGGCGAGCGCCGCGTTCAGCCGGGAGATGAAGCGGTTGATCCGCGCCACCACGCCGTTGATCATCGACTCGACGCCGTCGATCAGCGCATTCGCGGCCTGGAAGGCGAAGTCTCCGATGGCCTCCGGCAGCGCGCCCCAGGTTGCCTTCACCGCATCGAAGGCACCGGAGAAGGTCGCGACGGTGCTGTTGCCCCAGCCGACCACGGCCTCCGTCGCGCCCTGCAGACCCTCGTAGATGCCGGCCTGCGCGGCGGCCCAACCGGCCTCCACCCGCGCCCACGCGGCGCCTGCGCTGAGCGCGATCCGGTCCCAGGCTTCCGCCGCCACGTCCCGAAGCAGACCGAGCGCGTCGCCGATGCCGCCGGTCGCCGCCACCAGTCGCGTAAACTGGTAGATCAGCTCGCCCGCGCCCACGATCAGCGCGCCGATGCCGGTGCGGATCAGCGCCCCGCGCAGGACCACCAGCGCCGTGGCGAGGCCGCGCACCGAAAGCGCCGCCGCGGCGAGCCCCGCCACCCAGCGCCCGGCGAGAAACCCGGCAAAGGCGGCCGCGGTGCTCGCCACCCGCCCGAGATTGTCGATCAGCAGGACGAGCGCGTCGGAGATGCCGGTGAAGACCCGCTGGATCGGCCCGCCCACTTCGCCGAGCCGGGCCAGCCCTTCGGCCGCGCTCTGCAGGGCCGGCGCGGCGGCGACGGCCAGCTGGTTCGACAGCCCGCGCCAAATGAGCCCCAGCCGCGAGATCGCGTCGTTCGTCTCCTCGATCCGGTCGGCGTCCGCGTCGCTGACCAGCACGCCGAAGCGGCGGAGCTCGTCATTCGCTTGGCGCAGCTGCGCCGGGTCGAGCCGCTGGAAGGCCACGAAGGCCCGATCGCCGAAGAGCTGCGAGAAGAGCGCCGCCTGCTCGGAGGCCGCGGCATTGCTCCGGATCGCCTCGGTCACCCGGGCAATGCGCTCGTCGAGCGGCAGCCGGAGCAGCTCCGCCGCGTTCAGCCCCAGCCGCTGGATCGCGTCGGCCGCCGGCCCGCTCCCGTCGGCGGCGAAGAGCGACAGGCGCCGGGTCAGGCGCGCGGAGCCGGCCTCGAGCTCGCGGAAGGAATTGCCCGACAGGTCCGCCGCCCGGGCGAGCACCTGCACGCTCGCGGTGGTGGTGGCGAGCGACTGCGCGAGCTTGGCCTGCGCGTCGATCGTCTGGAGCCCCGAGCGGATCAGCGCCGCGCCGGCCGCCGCAGCCGCGGCGCCGACGACCCGGGCGATCCGCGTCGCCTGCCGCGCGAAACGGGCAAGCCTGCGGTTCGCCGCCTCCATCTCGCGCGAGAGGCGCCGGAAGCCCTTCTGCCCGGCCTCGCCGACACCGCGCAGCGCATCCTTGACCTGCCGCCCGCCCGTCGCCGACAGGCGGACGCTCACGCGTTTCTCGGCCATGTGACTGCCTCCGGTATCAGCAGGAACGGTAAAGCGCGCCGCCGCGCGCCCCTTGAAATATGTATCATGTCGTGATACATGCGCTCATGATCGTCAGCACGAAGGGCAAGCGCGCGGCGAACGCGGTGGAAGGCCGGTTCGGCAAGGGCTTCCCGGCCGATCTGGTCAAGCGGACGCGGGCGATGCTCTCGGCGCTCGATGCCGCCGTGGTCCTCGAGGATCTCCGGTTTCCGCCGGGCAACCATCTCGAGGAGCTCAAGGGCGACCGGGCCGGGCAGCATTCGGTGCGCATCAACGACCAGTGGCGCATCTGCTTCGTGTGGACCGATCAGGGACCGGCCGACGTCGAGATCGTCGACTACCATTGAACGGGCATCGAAAGGGCGCGCCATGACACTGATGAAGACCCCCTCGCACCCCGGCGAGGTTCTCAAGGAGCTCTACCTCGACCCGCTCGGGCTGAGCCCGATCGCGCTGGCCAGGCGCCTGCACGTGCCGCGCACCCGGATCGAGCGGCTGGTGCGGGAGGAAACGGCCGTGACCGCCGACACCGCCATGCGGCTCGCAAGGGCCTTCGGCACGACGCCCGAATACTGGATGAACCTGCAGCGCGCGTGGGACCTCGCCCGCGCGCGCGATACGGTGGACGTCTCAGACATCGCCCCCGTCGCCGCCGCCTGACGCGGCCTGCTCGTTCAGCTTCCGGACCACCACCGCCTCGATGTGCGGGAGAAGCTCGGCGGCGGCGGCAAGCGGAACGCCGCGGGTGCCGGCCATGGCGAGCAGCGCGGTCATGTCGAAGCCGATGACGCCGCCCATCGGTGCCAGCCGCAGCTGGCCGCCCGCCGCCTGCACCAGATCCCGCACCTGCCGGCCCTCGGATGTCAGCGGCCGCTCTTGCGTTTGCGGGCAGTCCGGGCACGGCCCGTCGCACGCCCGGCAGTAGTCCGCGCCCCCGCCCCAGACCCAGGCTGCGAGGGCGCAGAGGCGTTTTTTTCCTGCTCCAGCAGCAGCCCCTTCTGGACGTAGCGGGTCTGGAACGCCTCGAAGATCGGCCAGATGTCCATCAGCGCCGGGATCGTCTCGGGACCGGGCTCCACGTGGGCGCCCTTCGCGTCGCCCACGCCCTCCCAGTCGACGATCGCCAGCCGGGCCAGCGCCACCGCGAAGGGGATCGCG